GACCGCACCTTGAAGGCTCGAGGTCTTGCGTGAAGCTTGATCTAGCCAAAGAGCTTTGCAAGCGCTTTGAAGGGTTCTCAGCAAAGCCTTATTTGTGCCCTGCAGGCGTTTGGACCATCGGGTATGGGTCAACCTATTACCAGAGCGGTGATCGCGTCACTAAGGACGATCCTGAGATTACTAGGGAGTATGCCGAGCAATTGCTGATGCATGAGCTTGTGCATACCTATGCCCCTGGCGCAATCAGGCTCTGCCCCATCTTGCTAACCCTGGCCATCCAAAACAAGGATTGGGGCAAGCTAAATGCCATCGTGGACTTTTGCTACAACCTGGGAGTGGGCCGATTGCAAACCTCAACGCTCAGGCGCAAGATCAACCAGCAAGACTGGGAAGGTGCCAAGGAGCAGCTAAAGCTTTGGGTCCGCGGTGGGGGTAAGGTCCTGCGCGGTTTAGTCATTCGACGCGATGCGGAGTGTGCCCTGCTATGAGTTCAGCAACCAAGTCAGATCCAGCTAAGTGGAAGCGCATTGTTGCCTCAGTCAAAGCCTCGGGCAAAGGCGGCAATCCAGGCCAGTGGAGCGCCCGCAAGGCACAGCTAGCCACCCAGAAATACAAAGCCTCAGGCGGGGGTTACAAAGGCCCTAAAAAAGCGGATAATTCGCTCTCAAAGTGGACCAAAGAGGACTGGGGAACGAGGTCTGGTAAGCCGTCTACGCAAGGCCCCAAAGCAACGGGTGAGCGCTATTTACCTAAGGCTGCACGAGCGAAGCTAAGTGCTTCGGAATACGCAGCCACGACACGAGCAAAACGCGAGGGCATGAGGCAAGGTAAGCAGTTTGTGCCCCAGCCCAAGTCGATCCGAGAAAAGGTGTGGTGACATGACAGCCGCCTATGTAATGACTTACGACAATCTGGTTACTGACATCGCTCAGTACCTGGAGCGCACTGACACCGCCACCCTCGACAAGATCCCTACTTTTATTGGCTTGACTGAGCAAAAACTTGCAGCGCGTTTAAAAATTCTTGGCATCTTGACCGTGCAAACCAGCGCGATGATTCAAGGCGCTAACGTGATTGATAAGCCAGCACGTTGGCACAAAACGGTTTCCATGAACATCACAGTGGCAGGAAGGCGTTCTCCCATCTTCCTTAGGACCATGGAATACCTGCGTGAGTATTGGCCTGATCCTGCGCAAGAGGATGTGCCCAAGTATTACGCTGACTACGATTACACGCACTGGCTAATCGCGCCAACGCCTGATGCTGCCTATAACTTTGAAGTGCTTTATTACGAGCGCATTCAGCCGCTAGATTCTGCCAATCAAACCAACTGGTTCACGATCTACGCGCCGCAAGCCATGCTTTATGGCTCTTTGGTTGAGGCTTCTATGTTTTTAAAGAACTATGACAAGGCCAAAGACTACGGCGAGCAGCTTGCCATGATCCTCGAATCCTTGACAGTCGAGAACAAGCTACGCGTGGCAGATCGTCAAGCCGTCGTTGTGGATAGTTAACTATGAGCTATAACTCACCCTTTACAGGTAACGTCATACAGCCTACGGATGTTTCGTTTAGGGCTGTCACGCTCTCAGCTAATACGCAGCTTGAGTGGCCCATCAACGGCAACGCAACCGATGATTTTGCTGCCAGGATCATGAACGTGACAGCCACTGCCGGTGGTTTGTCGCTTTACATGCCCCCAGCCAATCAAGCTTCTGTTGGCCAAGATGCTTTGATCCGAAATGTTGGTGCAACAACATTTACTGTGAAGGACTACGAAGGTACTAATACCATCGTATCAATTGCTGCAGGTGAAGCCAAATACGTTTACATCACAGCCAACCCAACAGCTACGGGCACTTGGGGCAATATTGCCTTTGGCACGGGTACATCATCGGCTGATGCTGGCACGCTTGCAGGTTTAGGATTAGTCGCTAGTGGCGCTACGCTCAATCAAAGCCATCCTGTTATTTCGTTAGTCGATGCGGCAACCTTTGCAACCACTGATCGGGCGCAAACGTATATTTGGAGTGGCGGTGCGGGGTCTGCCACACTGCCTTTAGCTGCAACGCTGGGCAACAACTGGTTTATGTTGCTCAAAAATAATGGCACGGGCACCTTAACGATCAATACCACATCAAGTCAATTGCTTGATGGTGCTGTAGCCAAAGCATTTCAACCGGGCGAGTCGGCTTTCATTGTTTGCACGGGTACGGCATTTATCACGGTAGGTTATGGCGTTAGTACCCAATTTGAGTTTGGCGTCTTAACCAAAGCAGTGACTACTGGCACGGTTACGCTGACCGCCAGTGAGGCATCCAATACGTTGATGATTTTTACAGGGACCTTATCAGGTAACGTCACTGTCATCATCCCGCCGGTTGTCAATTTTTACGTCATTAGCAATCAATGCTCAGCACCAGGCGGTGAAACGCTGACCATTTCAACGGGTGCTGTAGGCGCAGCTACAGCCACGGTTCCGGCATCAGGACAGGCTAGTTTATTTTGTGATGGCACCAATGTTTTAAATGCAAATACCACGCAAGCAGGCGGCACGGCAATTAGTCTTGTTAATGGATCTGCTGCAAGTCCAAGCCTCAACTTTAGCTCAGAGACTAATACAGGTGTTTATCGACCTGGCGCAGGTCGCTTTGGTATTACGGTACTCGGCAATCAGATTGTAGATGTGGATGCAAACGGTATCAACGTAACGGGCACGGGCAACTTTACAGGCGGCGTTAGTGGGGGCACGTTCTAATGACCAAGCGTGTTTTTGCGCTTGACACCAAGCCTGGCATTCAACGTGATGGCACGGTCTTTGATCGCGAGTTTTATGTTGATGGCCGCTGGGTAAGGTTTCAACGAGGCAGGCCTCGTAAGATTGGCGGTTACCGTCAAATCACCGATCAACTTGCCGGCCCCTCGCGGGGCATTTATTTGGTGCCTCAAAACACTTATAACAACATTTATAGCGGCTACAGTGATGGCGTTCAAGTCATTCCTGTAAACAATAACGGGGTTGGCGCAGGCATTACTGACTTTACGTTTGGCGGCGGCATTCTGACAACGAATGTTTTGGTTGCAGGATCAGGTTACACCCCAGGAACTTATGACGGTTTGCCAGTGGAATACGTTACATCAGGCACGGGCACTGGTGCCACAGCAACTGTTGTCGTAGGCGGTGGCGGTACGGTTTCCAGCGTCACTATTACAGGTGCCGGGTTTGGTTATCTGGTTTATGACAAGCTTACGGTTGATAATGCCAGTCTTGGCGGTGGCTCAGGCTTTTCATTTCAAGTGGCCACGGTTGATAGTTGCTTTACGCCAAGTGCTGAAAACCTTTGGCAGTTTGATACCTTCAAAGATGCCTCAGGAAGTGGTCAAAACCAGCTTCTAGCACATCCTTCGCAGGACTTAAGCAATATCAGTTCAGAGATCAATACGCCGGTCCTGGCGGCTGATTTTACGGGGACAAACTTTAGACCGATAGGCGTGTTTACAGAAGTAGCTGCTAGCATTACTAATGCATCAACAGCAGTGACATTAGCCACAACCAATCTAAACATCGGCGCAGGTCAATTAGTAACAGGGCCAGGAATTCCAGCAGGCACGCGTGTGGCTTCCGTACAGCTAACAGCGTTGGTGCTCGATACTGCAGCCACAGCAACACTGACCAATACGACACTGACCTTTGATAACGAAGTGTCGGTATCAGGCGGTGTCGTCTCGTTGCACCCTTATGTCTTTGTGTATGGCAATGATGGTTTAATCCGCAACTGTGCGTCAGGCAATCTGGACGATTGGGTGTCTGCTGAAGCTAACGCAGTAAACGTAGCTACAGGCAAGATTGTTCAGGGTCTGCCGGTTCGAGGCGGTTCAAATTCACCGTCAGGACTTTTCTGGTCGCTTGACTCGCTTGTGCGCGTGTCCTTTGCACCAACATCGCTGGGTGTGGCCGGCACAGGTAACTTTGCACCGCCAACCTTTTGGCGTTACGACATCATCAGTTCGCAAAGCTCGATTTTGTCTGCTCAATCAGTAATTGAGTATGACGGCATCTATTACTGGTGTGGCGTTGATCGCTTCTTGCTTTATAACGGTGTGGTTAAAGAGATCCCAAATCCGTTTAACCAAAACTGGTTCTTTGACAACTTAAACTATACGCAACGGCAAAAGGTCTACGCTACCAAGGTTCCAAGGTTTGGAGAGATCTGGTGGTTCTATCCTCGTGGCAACTCAACCGAGTGCAACGATGCAGTGATTTATAACATTCGTGAGAATGTCTGGTATGACCTTGGCACGGCGATGGGCGCAAGAAGATCC